TCATCCACTTGGTTTCAAAGATTTCATTCCAAGTTCTTGGATCATATTCTTTAGCATCTGGATCAATAATAATATCTAAAGGATCTTTAGCTGTTATACGTACTTCGCCTTGTATGTGATCATCAAAATCTACACGAACATCGAACCAGCCTCTATCTTGTATAAGACCATCAGAAAATACTTGTGACTCAGTCCAAGACAATTTGTTGTTATCACTAATCTGCATAAACAAACGATCTAGTACATCTGCAACTTCTTGTTTACCTCTACCTCTAGGTTTAAAATTAACATCCATACGTCTTGTACTTTGTTCACCTAATACAGCGTTAATTGTAGGAAGTATTGTATTAATAGTTAAAGCAGGTCTGCCTTGGTCGTCTAAAGCTGAAACATCTCCGTGGTCCCATTGGTTACCTCGGTAGAACGCATCACATTGCCTAGCAATTTCAACGTAATCTAAATGTCCATTATCACGAGCTCTCATATAGCAGCTCCACTGTTTGCGAGCTAGTTCGTGTTCTTCTGCTTTGCTTAGTTTTTCTTTTAGTTTTTTATATGCCATTATGCGCTCATTGCTGTTTTAACGTTATCACCTTTAGCTATTGTACGTAGCTTATCTCTCCAAGATGGAATATGTTCAACTGGTTCAATATACGTTGCAAACTCTGTCATCATCAAACCAATCCAAGCTAAAGCATCTACTTGGTCATCGTGTACCCCGTTTGGAAAACGAAGTAATTCTGCAATCAGAGGTCCAACCCATAACGGTTCTTTTGGAAAATACACCATGCCCTGTTGCATACGACCTTGAATTGCACGTGCTCTTGCTTCTTTATCTCTCCGTCCTGTTTTTAAATCTCTAAAATAAGCTTCGTTTAGTCTTCGTTCTCTTACACGTTTTTCTAGAAACGGACCTAATGCCATTTCTATATGACCTTTTTCTATACCAACTACTCCAGGTCTCCAAGTTTCGTATAAGTCTAAAATTCTTTCTACGAGTTCAAAACCATCCCACTTCCCTCGTACACAGTCTACTACATATAGCTTATCATATTCATCAACTGCTACTACTAAACCTACGGAATAGTCATTACGTTCTCTTTGCCCAATTGCTAAATCCCAAGCACAGTAGTAACGGAGTCTAGTATAGTCTAAATCAGCTTCATCGTAGTAATTTATCATATCTCGATTAAAATAGTCACCTTCATCAGCAACAGGGTTTTGTTGATACAGAGCTGACCAATCCCTAGGTCCTATTGCTTTTTGTATTTTAGTTAATGAAGGAACGTCATATCTTTCAGGGTGTAACGCTTCTCCTTCTACTCTAAATTCTTCGTCTTGTTCCGCAATTGCAGGGTACTTAACTACTTCCCAATCATCGGCCCCATCTGCAGCTGCGGCAAGCAACCTACCTGCTAAATCATCATCGTGCCACCGTGTAAGAATAACAAGTATACCTCCCCCTGGAGCTAAACGTGTGTATGCAGTTGATGTATACCAATCCCAAACTGAGTCACGGCTATACTCAGATTCCGCATCTTCTCGGTTTTTTACAGGGTCATCTATTACAAGTACATGAGCCCCTTTACCTGTAATACCACCGCCAACACCTGCCGCTACGTAACCACCACCTTTAGTAGTAAGCCACGATTCAACTGACTGAGAAGTTGGGTCTAACGAAGCATCGCTAAACACATTCTTATAGTTTGGTTCACGCAGCTGATGTCTAACTTTCCGTGAAAACGACATAGCCAACGAACCTGAATAAGAACAACTAATGAACTCATGTTCTGGGTTTCGACCTAAATGCCATGCTGGAAACGCAACACTAGCTAATGTTGATTTACCGTGTCGGGGCGGCATGAACAACATCAACCTGGGAGATTTTCGTTCCGTAACCGCATGGCTAAACTTTTCTAGGCGTTGACATATATCTTTGTGTACCCAACCTGCTAAATAGTTAGAATCAAACCGTTCTACAAAAGGCAGCATGTGTTTACGTGCAAGTGCACGAAGAGCTAACTCCCGATGTGCTGCCGCTTCTTGTGTAAGTCGTTTTTCTTCTTTTTTACTTACCTTTACGGTCGGTTTTTCAATACGTTCAGCTTCGTCCGCTTTACAATACACACAAACACTGTCATCGGATGGATACAGTGTTTCGGGGTGTAACGCTTTACACCGAACGCATTCTAACTTAGTAATTTCCACTAATAACTTCTATAAGTCATTTTTTTAGCTTTCTTTTTAGCTTTCTTTTTAGTTTTTTTCTTTTTATATGGTCCCATTTTAACTAGTTCCTTTTTTAATAAGTCATAGATATTTAACACTTCCACCTTCTTCTAGCTTGTCTTATTCTAGAATTAGGATCGTTTCTTGTTTTTGCAGAACTTCTTTTCAACTGCCCCAAAGACCTAGCGCAGTAGGATTTTCTTCTTTTAGCCGCTTTACTGCCTTTCTTAACCTTACCAGTTACAGCGGTTTTGAGCTTAGACCCAGGGTTAGCACGTCTATAGGCGGCTACACCTTTTTTAGTCATACCTGCCCCTGATTTAGTTTTACGGTAATTACCACCTTTACCAGTGGTTCTTCTTATAGGTTTAGCTCTTTTTCTTGCCACGAGTCACTTTCCTCTTTTTAGATGGAGACTTCTTCCTCGCTGTCTTCTTCTTGACTATAGTTTTAACGTTAGTAGGTTTACCTCCTGGGTTCCCCGCTGCACGTTTACGTTTAACCGCACTTCTTTTCTGAGCCGCTGTCATACTTGCAGCTTTTGCTTTTGGTACACATTTTGGGTATTTACGTTTACTTCCGCCTTTGGCTGATTTCCTGCCGCACGACTGGTACTTCCCTTTCTTCTTTGGAGCACCAATATCGACCCATTTTTCTTTGAACCACTTAGTTAATCCACCTCTAGGTTTACTAGCCACTTCTGTACCCTCCTCCTCGTTTCTTATAAGTTTTAGTTAAATAGGCTGAGGCATAAGCGGAAGGCCAAACCTTAAATTTACGTTTTGCTTCTGCTTTTACTCTAGCGTATAACGCTGGATTTGTGGGTTTTGCACCACTTTTCTTTTTAGCTTTTTTCTTCTTAGCTGCCACGGTTACCCCTCCTAGGAACTGATTTATAGCGATTCATTTTTTTAGCAAATTTTTTCATGTTAGTAGGGTGAGGGGCATTTATGCCTGCGCAAGGTTTTTTCATTCTACACCTCTACCTAGCAGTACATCAGCAAAAGTAACTTCTCCGTCTTTGTTTAAATCAGGAAAATTAGCACTGTTGCCTGTAGTTGGCTCTAGTTTCTTTTCTTGGGTTTTAGTCTCACCTATTGTTCCTGGACCTTTGTCCGTCATTTTTCTAGTGGCCATTTACTTTTCCTCTTTTTTATCAGTTTTATCAGTTTTAGGTACTAAATATTGATTATCTACCCCTGCTATTTTTAACAATTCAGAATCAGGTAACCTTTCTAGCTGTTCTATAGAATCTACATTAATATTTATTTGAGTTCCATTTTCAGGTGTAAACAAACCATGAAGCTTACATAAAGAATCAACAACGCGCGTTTCTTCGGTCGCATTTACTGATTTTCGGTGCGCTTCTAAGTACATAGAAGTGGCTTGAACTTTATCGAATTTTACTTGTTCGCGCATATCTTTGCGCAAATAAGTTACTGCGTTTTGAATTTTGGGGCGTTTGAAAACCTTGTACACATGTTCGGGGTCTACGTACCCCGCTGCACGGCCCGCGGCTGCTTTTGTCATACCACGTATGTAAAACAGTATTAAACGCTCTTCTTGGACGGATAATTCATTAAGTTTCATATCCATATAAGGATAATGGGATTGCATTTCAGCTCTATCCGCATCAGTGAGTTCTACTTTTTCAACACTTTTACTCATCTGCAATTAATTATAGAGGACAAAGCGTCTTTTTGTGAAATTTTTTTGCGAAATTTTTTTTGTGAAAATATTTTTCAGCACCGCGCAGGCAGGGTCCTACTATCACTGCTACACCCTACCCCCTTCCCCTTTTTTCGATATTGGAACCTTGTTTTACTTTTTTCCCACTTGGAACCTTGTACAAATTGTAGCAGTTAGTAACATTCGCTATAGCTCATGGACTCTTTATATTTATCCTGTAAGAACTCGATTCTTTCTATACTCCTTGGAGGATCAATAACCTGTGACGTAGTCGTAGCGTTGGTCGGAGACCAACGTATATGGGGTTGATTGTAATATTGGATAATCTGATATTACTATCATTAACTATCTAGCTAAAAGGAGAATCAAATGGCAGATAAAAAGAAGCCCACTTACAGGGCAATAACTTACTTCCCAGTCGAAGGTAGAGATACCGATGAGTCTGTAGAAGTAGGGGCAGTATGGACATCTGATAAAGGAGATTTAGTTCTATCTTTCAAATCAGGTATTACCCTTCCACGAGATGGCTATAAGTACAAACAAATATGGCTATTCTCCCCTGATAAG